ACGGCAACAGTAGGTGCTGGTGGTACTGCTCCAGCAAATGCTTCCACTAGAGGTGGTAAAGGTGGAACAAGTACCTTTAATAGTAATTCTTCTACTGGTGGCGGTGGCGGTGGTTCAGGCGGTGGTGGTTCAGAAAATCGCCCAGGAGTTACTGGTGGTTCAGGTGGTGGCGCTCGTTCTAATTCAAGCGCATCAGGTGGCTCAGGAAATGAGGGTTCTTACTCACCTTCGGAAGGCTCCGCAGGTGGTTCAACCACTGGTTCATCAGGTTCAGGCGGTGGCGGTGGCGCTTCTGCTACTGGTGGAGTAGGCGCGGATACAGGTTTTGGCGGCACTGGTGGTAATGGAACGGCTAATTCAATTACTGGTTCATCTGTTTATTATGCTGGTGGCGGTGCTGGCGGGACAAATGTTGCAAGTGGAGATGCAAACGCAAGCGGTGGTCTAGGTGGCGGTGGTACTGGTGGAAAATCAAATGGTGGTCAAACATCGGGAACCGCTAATACTGGTGGCGGTGGTGGTGGACAAGGTGGAACAAGTTCAGGTGCTACTCAATCTGGCGGTTCAGGTATAGTCATAGTCCGATATTTAGTGTAAGGGGAAGGCAAATGAAAATAGTTAAAAATAAAGAAAAAGCAACACAATGCTTTAGTTATGAAGTAGTTATGTTGGTTCATATTATCGGTGATGATGAAGCAACTGCTAAAGCACAGTTAGACGAAAAAGGTGGCATTGTCACCAAACGCGATGTCAAGTTAGTGAATACCGCAACGCTTTACGGCGAAGAAAAGGACAAAAAATAATGGCACATTGGGCAAAAGTAGAAGACGGCGTAGTCACTCAGGTTAACGTGGTTGAGGACGATTTTCTTCAAGCAAACCCCGACCGTTACACAGGCACTTGGATAAAAACTTCGTATAATACGATTGGCAACACACACGTTTTAGGTGGAACACCACTAAACAAGAACTACGCTGGCATTGGCTACTCTTGGGACGGCGTTGGGTTTGCTGCTCCTCAGCCGTTTGCTTCTTGGACTAAGAACACAGAGACTTACCTTTGGGAAGCTCCTACTCCAATGCCAACTGACGACAAGCGCTACACTTGGGACGAGGATTCTCTTTCTTGGATTGAAATACCAACAGAATGAACAAGGTCGGGGGACCAATGAGATTTCATGTCGTATCACTTCCACACACAAATACAACTAAAAACTTCACAAGTTGCGCTTTCACCGAAAAAGTGAGGCGTTTTTGCATCATGATGACAGACCTTGGGCATGAGGTTTACCTCTATGCTGGTGAGCAGAATGAAGCGCCAGTGACAGAGCTAGTCACTTGCATCAATGAAAAGCAACGAGCTGCTGCAACTGCGGGCGGCCACTACACAACAGCCTCGTTTGACACCACGCTACCGCATTGGCAGATCTTCAATGCAAACGTCATTCGCGAAATGACAACAAGGCTGCAACCAAAAGACTTCATTTGTCTGATCGGTGGTTACGCACACAAACCAATCGCAGACGCTTTCCCTGACCACATGTCAGTGGAGTTCGGCATTGGCTACGGTGGCACATTTGCACGGTATCGCGTTTTCGAGTCCTACGCATGGATGCACTCGGTCTATTCAGGGCACAAGAACCCGACCACAGTAGATGGCAACTTCTTTGACGGGGTTATCAACGGATACCTCGAGCCTAAGATGTTCCCAGTTGGCAAAGGCAACGGCGACTATTACTTTTTTATCGGTAGGCTGATCGAGCGAAAAGGCTACAACATCGCACAAGAGGTTTGCGAGCGCCTCGGCAAGAGGCTCATCATCGCGGGCCCTGGCCAACCAAACGGCGGTTATGGCGAGTTCATCGGCAATATCGGCCCTGAAAAACGGGCTGAGCTTATGGGCGGCGCAATCGCGCTCTTTGCACCGACCACCTACATCGAGCCATTCGGCAATATCGTGGTCGAAGCTCAGACTTGCGGCACTCCAACCATCACAACTGACTGGGGCGCTTTTACTGAGACCAACGTTCACGGAGTGACTGGCTTCAGGTGTCGCACTCTTGCTGACTTTATGAAAGCGGCAGAGGACGTCAAATCCTTGAACCGCAAAGAGATCAGAAAGCAAGCAATCGAGAAATACTCACTCGAGGCTATTGCACCAAAATACCAAGACTACTTTGAGCGGCTGTTGACCCTTTGGGACGACGGCTGGTATCAACTAAGCAAAGAAAAGGCTGGCAAATGAGCTTATCGAAAAGACTGCGAGCAGCAGGCGAGCAACGCGCTCAGAACATGTTCATGGAGCCGCTTATCCCATCACGACCAGCCTATGCGACTCCAGCTGGTGTTGATGTTAATGCTGAGTCTGCGATTCGCATGTCCACCGTTTATGCTTGTGTTCGCCTTTTGGGCGACACCATCTCATCTTTGCCGCTTGGCGCTTACGTTCGCCGCGGCCGCAACCGAATCCCGTACGCCGCAGTCTATGGCGAGCAACCAGCTTGGGTGAACAAGCCAAACCCAGATTGCACCCGCTTGGATTTCTACGAGCAAGTGATCTCGTCTTTAAACTTACACGGCAACGCCTTTATCATCACAGTGCGCGACGACCTTGGGGACGTTGTTGAACTCTACGCTGTGAACCCGTTAAATGTTCGCATTCGACGCCCTGACCCAAATGCAGAAGTCATTTACGAAGTGACTATCGGCATTCAGCCAGGCGGCGTGGTATACGAGGACATGCAGTCTGTGACACAAGAAGTCAAGACCATGGTCCTGACCAAGCGCGAGATGCTTCATATTCCGATGTTTAAACTCCCAGGCCAGCTTTTAGGCCTTGGTCCAATCGGCGCGGCTCGCATTACTTTGGGCTCTGCGATGGCAGCCGAGGTTTACGCAGCTAGCTACTTTGGCAACGCTGCCAACCCTGGCGGCGTCATTGAAGCCCCGACCGAATTGACCGAGGAACAGATCTCGGACATCGCTCGCAACTGGAACTTATCACATTCGGGCCCTTACCGCGCTGGCAAGCTCGGTGTTCTGACTGGTGGCGCTTCATTCAAGCCGCTGACACTTAACGCCGCCGACGCTCAGCTTCTTGAAGTACGTAGGTTCGGCGTTGAAGAGATTGCGCGAATATTCCGCGTTCCGATCTCACTCCTTGGCCACCCAGTGGCTGGAGCCATGAGCTTTGCATCAGTTGAAGCTCAGAACCTGTCTTTTGTGCAACACTCACTGCGCCCGCTTCTCGAGCGTTTAGAGCAAGCACTTTCACCACTTCTGCCTGAGGCCGACGGCTTTATCAAGTTCAACCTTGACGCGCTGCTTCGCGGCACTACACTCGAGCGCTACGAGGCTTACACCAAAGGACTAAACGAGGGCTTCTTGTCGCTCAATGACGTCAGAGCTGTTGAAGATTTGAGCCCGCTAGGCGAGGCTGGAGATCAGTACCGTGTTCCGCTGCAGAACATTGACGCGTCTGACGCTAAAGACGTCGGTCTGAAGTTGCGCACCGAAATCGCTACCAACTTGATTCAAGTCGGCTTCGAACCGAAGTCAGTGCTTGAAGCAGTCGGTTTGCCACCTATGGACCACACAGGCATTCCAACAGGTCAACTCCAGCAAGTCTCAACACTTGACCCTGAGGACCCACTTGCAGTTTATGAGGTCAAATAGTGCCATACTACATTTCGGACCAGCAGAGCGACTGCTCGGGCTGGGCAACTGTAAAACAAGAAGCAGACGGCAGTTACACCACAGTGGGCTGCCATGACAACAAACAAGACGCGATTGACCAAATGGTCGCCACCTCGATCTCCGAAAGCATAGAGCCTGGGGGCGAAGTTGGCCAACGAACAACCGTCGGGGACGATAGGAGCAAGATGAAGAAGATCGAACGTCGTACCTACACAGTACGAAACGTGGTGACACGAACAGAGGACGACGGCAAAATGCGCCTGTCGGGCTATGCTGCTGTTTTTAATAACGCCAGCGTACCGCTTCCGTTCATCGAGTACATCGCGCCTGGTGCTTTCCGCAAGACGCTTAGCGAGACTCCTGACGTGCGCCTTTTAATCAACCACGAAGGTCTGCCGCTGGCACGCACCAAAAATGGCACCCTTACTTTAACCGAGGACGAGGTCGGCTTGCGATTCGACGCAGAACTGCCTGACACAAGCGAGGCTCGAGACCTCTACACACTTATTGAGCGGGGCGACGTCGATCAGATGAGCTTCGCATTTCGCGTGATAAGGCAGAAGTTTAACAAAGACCGCAGCGAGCGCACATTGACTGAAGTGTCACTGGCTGACGGAGACGTCAGTGTTGTTACCTACCCAGCTTATCCAACGACAACGGTCGAGGCGCGTGAGCATTTGGCTCGGGCGATTCAAGCCGTCAAAGAAGGCCGCGAGATCTCAGGCGAATCACTCGTCGTCTTGCAGAGCGTCTTTGAGAAGATGTCTGAAGGCCATGAGTACGTCATGGAAGCTGTCGAAATGATGGCCGCACTAATGGGCGCCCAAGAAGAACCAGTTGAAGACGAGGCCGCAGTCCATGAGGACGAAGACGAACTCGAGGATATCATGGAGACCGAAGCCGCGACACCGCGCTCGATCTCACTTCGTCTTGCAAAAGCCCTAGTCAACAGCACAAAATAAGATTCTGCTGGCAAATCGCTAGCAGATACCGAAGTCGGAGCGAGACTCACACCCTAAAAGCGCCGTGAGCTCAATCGCCACCACCTCGATTTCAAACTCATAAGGAGCAGAATACAATGTCATACCTTGACAAAGTAGTCGAGCGCCGTGATGCAGTTAAGGCAGAAATGGACGCAGTTCTTGAAGCAGTTGCTGAAGAGAACCGCACCGACCTTACTGCAGAGGAGACCGAGAAGGTTGACGCTCTCGTTGAAGAGTCACGTTCACTCGATACAAAGATCGAAAAGCTGAAGGCACAAGCCGACGCTGATGCAAAGGCCTCAGAGGCCCGCGCTTCAGTTGCAGCAGTTGCAACTCCAGCATCTACAAGCATCAAGGTCGTGTCAGAGGCACGCACCTACGCACAGGGTTCTGAGAACTCATTCGTACGCGACGCATTCAATGCACAAGTACGCAACGATTTCGCAGCATCTGAGCGCCTTGCTCGCCACATGAAAGAGGAAGCTATCGAGCGCCGCGATGTCGGCACTTCAGCTTTCGCAGGCTTAGTGGTCCCTCAATATCTCATCGAACTAGCCGCACCTTTAGCTCGAAGCGGCAGACCGACTGCAGATTTCGCAACCAACAAGATGACCTTGCCTGCATCAGGCATGAAGTTGGAAATATCCCGTATGACAACGGGCTCATCAACTGCGATTCAGGCAACTGAAAATGCAGCTGTCAGCGAGACTGACGTTGATGACACACTGTTAACTGTTGACGTGCGCACAATCGCTGGACAACAGGACCTCAGCCGCCAGGCAATCGAGCGTGGAACTGGTATCGACACTTTCGTCGTTGCAGACCTAGTTCGTTCATGGCACACCACTCTTGACAGCCAAATCCTAAACGGTGCTGGCACTTCAGGAACAATCAAAGGCATTCGCAACTCAGGTGGCAACGCAGTTACTTTCACATCAACTGCACCAACTGTTGCACTCCTTTACCCAAAGCTAGCTGATGCGTTGCAGCAAGTACAAAGCAACGTCTTCACAACACCAACACACTGGATTATGCACCCACGTCGCCTAGCATTCTTGCTAGCTGGCGTTGACGGTTCAAATCGTCCACTTGTTGTACCAGCAGCGGGCGCACCAATGAACGCTGTATCAACTGGCGCTGGAGTTGCACAGTATGCAAACTCAGGCTATCAGTTGCTCGGACTCCCAATCATCACAGATGCAAGCGTAGGCACAACCTACGGCACAGGCACAAACCAAGACGAAATCTACTTGGTTGACAGCCGTGAAATGCACCTATGGGAGCAACCAGGCACACCGTTCGCACTACGCTTTGATGCAACTGCCCCAGGCAACTTGACCATCAAGACCGTAGTCTATGGATACGCAGCGTTCACCGCAGAGCGTTATCCGTTGGCCGCTTCCATCATCTCAGGAACTGGTCTAGCTGCACCGTCCTTCTAAATCGAAGGCTCGGCACTAAAGTACAAGTGCAAGGCAAGTGGGACTCCCCCGACTCATTTGCCTTGCACCTCTTAGGGGGAGAGTATGAAAGCAAGCCACAAAATATCTATTGGGGTCTGTGACCCTGGCATGGTGAACGGCGATTTCGCCTTTCGCATGATTCAACTCGCACAATCGCGGTCTTCTAGGCTTGGTCCGTTTGTGCGTACCAAAGGCTCGGGTCTGCTTAGCAAGCTACGCAACCGAGTAGTTAAGTCTTTTCTCGACGACACCAACTCCGATTGGCTTTTGCTGATCGACGCTGACGAACAACTGTCGTTGCAAGCATTCGACCAACTCATCAACACTGCACACGACAAAGAGCGACCAGTAATAGCGGGCTTGTACTTCGGGGCTTGGGACGCCAATAAAAACCTTTACCCTGTGCCCGTGCCACTAATATTCAAAGACACACCCAAAGGCTTTGCACCTATCAACGACTACCAACGCAACTCGATCTTCGAGGTTGACGCTTGCGGCACTGGGTGCATGCTTATTCATCGCAGCGTGCTTGAAAAAATGCGCGAAGCTGCAGACCCAAATCAAGGGACCGACTGGTGCTGGTTTTGGGACGGGCCCATCAACGGCGAGTGGATAAGTGAAGACCTGCTTTTTTGCCGCAGGATTAGACAACTAGGCTTTCCGATCTACGCAAACACTGCGGCCATCTTGCCGCACCAAAAGACTTACTGGCTTGACGAGAGGCACCACATTGACAGGCAGCTCAACAAAGACAGCTAGAGAAAAGGACACAACGTGGCTCTAACCAACTGCTATTGCACCCTGTCTGATCTGAAGACCTCACTCGCAATCGAGGACATTCAAGACGACACTGGGCTTGAAGCTGCGATTTTGACTGCTAGCCGCATGATTGATGACTACACAGGCAGATTCTTTTACCGAGATGGCACCACAGCAGCGCCTGTGACTCGCTACTATACACCCGACAGTTGGTATATTACCAACTTAGATGATTTTGTCTCTCTTAATCAAATCGCGCTAGACGACGATTTTGACCAAACCTACACTACTATTCTTGCGACTAGCGATTACTTAATCGACCCAGTCAACAACGCACGGCGCGGTTGGCCATACACTCGCATTACCGCTATCGACCGCTACATTTTCCCTTACGCTTACCCGCAATCAGTTCGAGTCCAAGCCGTTTGGGGCTGGCCCTCAATTCCAGCCGAAATCGCTATGGCGACCAAGATTCAAGCTTCACGCCTCTTCATTCGCCGTCAATCCCCGTTCGGTATTGCAGGCACTCCTGAGCTCGGCACAGTTCGTCTGACGTCTCGGCTTGACCCAGATGTTGAAGCCTTAATCCGCCCGTTTAAAAAGATGAACGGACTTGTCGCGTGATTCCAAGTGAGATCAGAGAAGGCCTCAAAAAGAATCTCAGCGACATTGATGGGCTTCGGTGCTACGACCAAGTCCCTGATGTCATCGTTCCACCATGCGCAATCGTTGGGCAACTCGATTTCACTTTCGATCTGAACAACGCCCGCGGCCTCGACCAGTCGAATCTTGATGTGTTTGTTATCGTTCAGCGCTTTTCGGAGCGGACTGGACAAGACAGACTGGACAAGTACCTAACTGGTTCGGGCAACTATTCAATCAAGGCAGCCATAGAGTCCGACAGGACTTTGGGCGGCGCGTGCAACACCCTGCGAGTCACATCTGCAGAATCTGGCACTTACCAAACGGGCGACATAGACTACCTGTCTTACCGTTATCGAATCACTGTATGGGGTCAAGGAGACTAACCATGAACTACACCATCGCCTCGGACATTTTCGAGGTCGGCAACAAGAAAAAAGGCGAGCAAATCGCCACCAAAGAATTGCTTGAAGCTGGATGCAACATCGCTGCGCTTGTTAGTGGTGGGCATCTTTCTAGCAATAACTCAACTAAGCCACAAGCAGAAGGAGCCGCAGAATAATGGCCGCTTTAGTCCTTACGAATGCATACATCACAATCAACTCAGTCAATCTGAGTGACCACATCGCTAGCGTCACTTTGACGACGGCAGATGATGTCATTGAGACCACTGCTTTTGGTTCAACCGCTCGCACAAGAGTCGCAGGGCTTGGAGACAACTCAGTAGCACTTGAGTTCCACCAAGACTATGCAACTAGCAACGTGGAAGCGACAATCTACCCGCTGCTTGGCGCAACAACCTCAGTCGTGGTCAAGCCGAATGGCTCCTCAACTGCAGCCACCAACCCCTCATACACTTTCACAGCGTTAGTGTCCGAGTGGACCCCGCTTAATGGAGCCGTCGGAGAGCTTGCAACGGCAAGCGTTACCTGGCCTATTAGTGGCGACATCACAAAGGCGGTCTCATAGTGGCACGCATAGTCCTCACCAACGTCGCCGTCACATTCGGCACCACAGACGTTTCAAGCTACGTTACTTCGGTGACGCTCGGCTCGAATTATGATGTAGTCGAGACAACGGCTTTCGGCAACACAGCCCGCACAAGAGTCGCAGGACTTGCGGACAACAGTGTAACCTTGGAGTTCAACCAAGACTACGCGACCAGTGCTCTAGAAGCCACTATCTACCCAACACTTGGCACAGGGGTCTCAATGACCGTGCGCCCAGTTGCTGGCGTTTCACCCGCATACAGTTTCACCGCATTGGTTTCCGAATGGACTCCGCTTAATGGAGCCGTCGGCGAACTTGCAACTGCCTCGGTCACCTGGCCGATCAGCGGCGTTATCACAAAGTCATAACCTAACAAGGGGGCACAAATGGACGGCTTATCAGTTAAAGTTAAAACCACAGAAGGCGTTGAGGCTTCATACAAACTGACACCTCGAGTCATCGTTGCTTTCGAACAACAGTACGGCAAAGGAATGCCGAAGTTGTTGGGCGAGGAGCAAAAAATCGAACACGTTTATTGGTTAGCTTGGAAATCGATGCAAGCCAGCGGCGTGATAGTGAAGCCATGGGGTCCAGAGTTCTTAGACACCATCATCACTGCAGAGCTGGACTCTGACGCGTCTTTCGAATCCACCGAGATAGCTTAACGTACACAGTCGCCGCTATCTCGGTGGAGACTGGCATATCTCCGATTGACTTGCTTGATGCCCCCGAGGGGGTACTCGAAGCAATAACTGCTTATCTGAAAGAACGGGCGAAAAAACATGGCTGAAGCCGAAAGCGACATCATTCTCATAGGAATTGAGCCTACTTTGACCGCTTTGAAGGCTTTTGACAAGCAAGCGGTCAAGAACTTCAACTCGGTTATCAACTCTATCCTTTCTGACGCAGAACGTGCAGCTCGCGGCTTTGTCAAATCTGACCCGCCGATGAGCGGCTGGAAAACAACCGAGCCACTTAGGCCCAAAAAGACCACTCGCGGTGGTGCTGGCTGGCCACCATACAACCAAGGCGTGATTCAGCAAGGTATTCGCAAATCCAAGGCACAAGGCAAAGTCCGAAAAGATTACACTACCAGCGCTGGTGCACTCATCAACGAGTCCGCAGCTGGTGCAATTATCGAAGTTGCGGGTCGCAAATCAGGCGGCACAGGCAGCGGCATTCAGTTTATTCGCAATCTAACCGACGAGATTAGAAACCCATCGCGTTTGATTTGGCGGGCTGTAGATGAGCGCAAGAGGGCTGCACAAATGAAGACTCTAGCAGCACTAGACGACGCCAAAGCCATCTTACAAAAGAACTTAGACAGAGAGGCAGCATAACATGGCAGTCGGCGCGGTAATTGCTCGCATTCTCACCCAGTATTCAGACAAAGGCACCAAAGCTGCTGTCAAAGACATTACAAGAATGGAAAAGCAGTTCGGCAAGTTTGCCAATAAGGCAGCGAAGTCTTTTGGCTTAGCAGCTCTTGCGGCTGGTGCTTTTGCCGTTAAGGTCGGTAAAGATTCTGTGCAAGCCGCTATCCGCGCAGAAGCCGAGCAAAACAGACTCAACCAAATCCTGCTTACAACAAACGGCGCCACTGCCGAGCAAGTCAAGATTCTTAATGCACAGGCCGAAGCGCTTGAAAAAGTCGGTGTTGTGTCTGCTGGCAACGTCTCTGTGGTTCAGTCACAGCTTGCCACATTCGATTTACAAGCCTCATCTATCCAGGCGCTGACTCCAGCGATTTTGGACTACGTAACTGCAGAAAAAGGCGCAACAGCGTCCGCTGACCAGTTCAAGACCATGACTAACGGCCTTGCACAAGCCCTGAACGGGCAATTCGGTGCGCTGACTAGGGCTGGCTTCGTACTCGACGACCAAACCAAGAAGTTAATATCAAACGGCACAGAAGCAGAACGAGCCGCCGCAATCGTCAAGGTGCTCAACTCTACTTATAAAGGATTTAACGAGGAGTTGCGCAAGACTCCTGAGGGTGCGATTATCGCACTTAAGAACTCATTCGAGAATGTCAAGACCACACTGGGCAAAGCAATCTTGCCAGCGTTGGTGCAGTTTGTGGATTATTTACAAAAAGACATTTTGCCAGCTTTGCAGAAGTGGGTTGAACTCAACGGGCAAAAGCTTGCTGCTGCATTCCAGCTTGCAATCGGTTACGGCATAGCATTTGGCAAGTTAATGTTCGAGATATTCTCATTCGTGGCCCGCAACACAAAAGTGTTTGTGACGCTCGGCGCCGTCATCGTAGCAGCATTCTTTGGCGCAAAAACGGCAGCTGCCGTGGCTGGACTTATCAAGGGAGTGCAGGCAATCATCAAGGTGATGAAAGCTCTGCGCACGGTTTCACTCGCGTCAGCTGCAGCCACTGCACTAGCAACAGGCGGCATCTCTGCCGCAGCAGGTGCAGCCGCATTCGGCGTCGCACTTGTCGGCATCGGTATCGCAGCCAACAAGTTCAACAAAGACTCTGACAAAGCCGCAGACGCTATGGGCAAGTTTAAGTTCGACATGAAGGGCGTTAAAGAAGAGACCATCAAGTACAACGCGGCCCTCGACAAATCTGCCAGCAAGCAAGACGAACTGAACAAAAAGAACAAGGCGCTGAAGGGCATGGACGACCCAATCACAAGGGAAGCCGTTCGTCAGAACCTGCTTAAGCAAAAGAGGCTCGGCATCTCTAGCCCGACCATATCACTGCTAGCTTCTGCTGGTCACGGCAATATCGCAAAGAACACCACTATGAACGGGGGCAACATCACGGTAAATGTCGCGGGCTCCGTGGTATCGCAAGGAGATCTCATTAACGGTATTAAAAACGGCCTAGCCACGCTAATGCGCCGTCGTGCGGGCAGTCAGTTCGCGGTACTCTAATGCCAGCTAACGCACCCACACTCACAGTCGCATTCGGCATTGGCGGCTCATTTACCAACGTCAGCGCTGATCTGCTTCTCGAGGTTGACATTCGCCGCGGCCGTCAATTTCAAAATGACTTTTTAGAAGCTGGTACTGCAGCTGTCATCTTAAACAACCAATCTGGTGCTTTCGACCCGAGCAATACCTCAAGCCCGTGGTACGGCACTCTAATCGCTGGCATGCAGGTTCGTATCACTGGCAACGCTACCGTCATATTCACAGGCTTTCTTGAGGATAACGCGGTCAACCAAGGCATTTACCCGACCGTTTCGCTTACTTTTGTGGACGGCTTGGCTCAGATCGCCAAAGCAATCGCTCCAGCACTTGCCACTAGCGATTTCTCAGAGACCGCGGCTCTTAGAGCGGCACGCGCACTCGATCTCGCAGACTGGCCAGGGGGTGGTTCTCGTAGCCTAACTGGTACGACCGTCATGCAAAAGACAAAACAGAACATGAGCTGCCTCGAGATGCTCGAGCAGTGTGCGAACTGTGTCGGTGGCCGTTTCTACGTCAGCCGCACTGGAGTTGCCACTTTGGTGGGCATCGCAGACAAGTTCACCCGCCCGACTAGACTTTTATTCTCAGATCAAGGCGACGCCAACAGCGTCGGCTATGACGGTCTGATCACCAACCCTGGCACTGACTATGTGTACAACGAGGCCATCGTGTTTCGCGGTCCAAAAAAGGCTCAAAAAACAGCCCGCTACACCTCTAGCGTTTCAACCTACGGCCTAAAGTCCAAAAAACTAGACGCTCCGATCTTAAATGAGACCAGCGCTGCTAACCTAGCGCTATACGCTGCACGCAAAGACGCAGACGCCACGGTTTTGGCTGAGCAGATTGATTTTACAGCCATCGGTATCGGCGCTCTTGCTACTGACATGCTAGAGACAGAGCTTAATGACCTAGTTCAAGTCAAGCGCCTGACCTACGACGGCCGCAACATTACTATTAACAGCGTGGTTGAGGGCCTTGCCCACTCGATTACTTCTGACAACTGGCGCGTCAGCTACTTTACCTCGGTAGTTGACCCTTACACGATTACGATTTAGGGGGAGCGATGCCACTTTGTCCGCAAATCACAATCACGCCAATCACCGTCACTTCAACTGGCATGACTCAGACTTCTATCATTCCGATTGTGGCTGCAACTACCGAGGAGATTGACGAGCTTCAAACCGAGATCGACACAATCGAAGTTGCGGTCAACGGCAAGAACCACATCTATCGACAGGCAACAGCTCCCGACGGCACTGCGTTCCCGCTGACCGAGGGCGACGTTTGGTTTGACACAGACGACGAGAACATTCAATACTACTGGACAGGCACCGCGTGGGTTTCAGTTCGCGACCTTGGCATTC